CCGGAACCCCGTTCCTATACAGGAAGCTAACCTCGGACAAGTACCACGAGTTCCTTAGCGCCTGTGTTGAGCAGGAGGATGTAGCGACGTTTAACAGTTGTCTGGACTTGGTATGGGTAGCGATCAGTTACATGCACTCACGAGGCTGGGACGTACCCCGTGGATGGGCAGAGATTGAGCGCAGTAACCTAGACAAAATCTGCCCAGAGACGCTATCCGTTCGGCACCGCAGTGACGGTAAAATTCTACCGCCTGACGGATGGAAGCCACCAGAACTTAATTTTATATTGGAGAAATTGAGATGAACGAATTTAACTTAGAGCGTGCTATAGCTGGTGAGCCTATTGAGACAGTAACAGGAAATCCAGTAGAGCTTATAGCCTATCGACCTACTGCGGAGGCGTGCAAGCAACTCATCGTGCAGGTGGGAACTGATATACTAATGTATCATGCAAACGGAAGATACCCCAGCCGAGCTACCAATTGTTATTTTGACCTTCGCATGAAGTCAATAGTAAAACAGATTGACTGGACTAAGCTGCCCGTTGATACGATTTTGGTGGTTAACGAGCATATTGTTAGGTACTTCAAGGAGCTTAGAGATGGGAAGTTGTATTGTTTTTCTGGTGGCAGGACATCCATATCAGACAGTGAACAGGCAGCAATTCTAACTGCTGTATGGGAAGTACAAATTGCACAAGACCAACCGTGGACTATCTGGCAAGGCGGTGATTGCCCACTACCTGACGGGCTGGCGTTTGAGTATATGATTCATGGTGACCCAGGGCAGGCAATAGTTTGTACAGAAAGCGCAAGTGCATATTTGTGGCAGCCTAAGCTTATTTACGCATACAGACTGACAGGCAAGGTACTGGACGGGTGGAAGCCATGAAAAAGTTTCTACTTATCCTGTTCCGCATGTCTCTGCTTCTTTTTTACTTGGTAATAGTATTTTCCCCTTTGACAGTCATTGCGCATTTTGCACCTAAATACTGGTAGAGGCAAAGAGTATGAATGAGACTAAAAGATATTATCCATCTGACATGCAATTAAATTTAGGTCAGCCTCGTGTCGTATTTACAGAACACCCAAATGGGCATTTATGTATGTACGAAGACGTTGAACTAACAGTGAAGCGCAACAAAGAGCTTGAACAGCGCAACAAAGAGCTAGAAGCAGAGCTTAAGCGACTGCGTGAGCATGTTGATTCATTATCCTGTGGCGTATCACGCGAGGCGTGGCACGATACAGCGTGGAGCTTATTACAGAGCAGGGCGATAGAAGACGGTGAAATAATGAAAGTCAATATTCATACAATCCGCACCGTATTCAATGCAACTTATGATGCGCTTGCAGGTTCTGCGCTGACAAAACCAAATCCAGCACAAGAGATGCCATCCGAGCTGATTGAATGGGCTAATAGCTGGCAAGAAGATGATAGCGATATGCCTGCCTATCTAATTGGATATAACGACATGGCGCATTTTGTAAAATCACAACTTGAAAAAATGAAAGGTGGTGTGTAATGCCAATGGCTAATAGGGATGCAGTTGTTTACACAGAAATACCCTGTGATAAGTGTAAAGAACAGCCAACTACAAGATGGTATGGGCATACAAGCGTAAGGTTATGTAGTAATCCTGCTTGCTATGAGCATTATGACAATCTTTATAGAGAGATGGTGGAAGAAGATGATGAAGAAGGATGACCCACCAGAGTACGAGGCTAAACCCACGAAAGTGAGCATCCTAATCGACTGCCGCCAGTGCAAACTATTTATCTGGAAGCGAATGTCTTGTGCTGCAACGTATTCATGCGTAAACGGAAGTCAATACAAGCCGAGCAACTTTATTCAAATTTTTAGAGAGTAACATTTATGAAAGTAAAAATGACTGTCGACGAGGCATTAGAGTTTGCAGATGAGTTGGCGCAAGAGACGACCTTTCAGGAAGAATCGCAAGGATGGCGAGTAGTGTGTGCAATACTTGCTTTGGAGGTTAGGCGAATACGCGAACTTAAATCATCATTTGTAGACAAAGAGCAGGATTTTATTGTGTTAGATAGTAAGCTAGAAGGTTTGTTACTCCAAAATGAATTGCAGAGAAAAGAACTGGCTAGGGAAGTAGAGGTTGGAATGAAGTTAACTAGACTAGAGAAACTTCAGAAGATTCAGGACGAGGTAGAGGAATTTATTGCCGCACACGAGCTGAAAACCCATCACTACTTATCGGACAAGGAAATAATAGCCGAGTTTAGTATGTACAGAAAGAAGCACGTGAGAGAAGCGATTAACAACCTGAGATAAGGAAACCATTATGGCCCACGAGGAACGGAATAAATTATGAAAGGTAACGTAATATGGTTAGAACAATAGCATTAGTCTTGTTAGTAGCAAGCATCGCATTGCTGTACTCTATGTATCGTAATATTCCGGATTATGCGCGAGAATATTTAGAGATATTTTCTAAAATGGTATTAACATTAGCCTTGTCTACGGTGGTGGCGGCGTCTATCTACTACCTGATCACCGGGGGCATTAAATAACCTACAAGGAAATAGCTATGGCGCATGAATCATGGAAGTTAGTAGGCGGATACGACGAAGCCCAGCGCTTGGAAATGAAGCGCGAAGCAGACGAGTATCGCCGCCGCGAGTTGCAAGAGGAACTCGACAACGATAAACGAAGTGAGGAGGAAGACTATGCCAAGCCTACCGAGCACAGCTGAACGCATACACCACAGGTACACTATCGCGCAGGGCAGACGCCAGCAGATACTCGACGCACTTAACACCAACATAGAGGACGGTCGAGTCGTCCCTATGAAGGCTAGAGATATACGGGAGAAGCTAGACCCATACATAGCGCAGATACACCACATCTTAGTGGGCATGGAGGAACTGGGGGAAGTATCACGCACAAGTTCTGGCTACTTACCACTGAAGGACACCACCGCCGAACCTGTGGGGGTACTTAAAATAGGCAGGGATACCCCAAAGAAAAGAAAAGGCACGCGTGGTACAGTGCCCCGAGAGCGTATAATACCCCAGATGTCAGACCCAGTACCGCCGGGGTGTGTGCGTAGCGTGATACACGTGTGTAGCCAGACCGAGTCGAAGCCGACAGAGCCTAGGAGCAGACGAAATATTAGGCATGACGCCAGCGGCGCAAGTCTTAGCAGTGTTTATTGGTGATTCACAACAGGAGAGCAACATGAGATTACATACGTTACACTACACAGCAAAAGAAACAAACGGGTTAAAGGTAGAATGGTTCGGCACCGAACGCGAGGCGATACAGCGCCGGGGGGAACTGTTTGCATCGGGTGTTTGCGTGGGACTTAAACGCCAGCAGATGATATACCCAGTCGACGTGCCGACGAAGAAAGAAGACTTACTGGACTGGTTGCGTGATCAGGAAGCACAACGCGATGCACGTGGTTAAGGGTACATCATGGACGGATTAGATAAGGCCGCGGACCCGATAGACCACTCAGCCAATATGCAGGCGAAGATGGACCAAGCGCAGGTAGACATTATCCGTAGGGAGGCGCAGAAGCCTATACCTACGTCTAAGGTATGCCTGTATTGCGCAGAACCAACAGAAGCAGGAGCACGATGGTGCGGTGGGTTCTGCCGGGATATGTGGCAGTCAGGTAGGAGGTAGCACAGTGGTAGATATTTTATGGTCGCGGGAGCGCACCCAGCACCGCCAAGAAGTTGCCCGCATACTGCGGGAGATTACGAGAGGGGCTGTCACGGAAGTAGACCTAGCCGCACTACACAATTTCTGCATGGTATCGTTGCAGCTACAGCACAAGATAAACCGCAACACGTGGAAGGCGGCAGAGCGAGACGCGCTAACGATAGCGTTCCTGCGCGACGTCGTAGAGGACGTGTAGGTTGACATAGAGTGGTATATAAGGCATAATAGCAGTTCTAACTAGAGGGAGAAGTAAAGATGAATATCGCAGAATGCACATTCAGCATCGGGGAGACCCAAGCAAACATCGACGGTTCATACACCGCAACGATGGCAGCGCAGATAACTACACCAGAGGGTGTGTCGTGTATACGCAAGTCGGCGGTAGAGTTCCCCGCAGGCAGCCGCGCTATGGCTGAGGCAATTCGGGATGCGGCTGCTACGGGAATGGTATATAAAAAACCAGCAATGAGCGACGAAGTGGACGAGCTTATCAGTACGCTTGAGGAAATGTTACACGGCCCTGCCGAGAGTATAAGCCCCGAGCCTACGTCAGCAAAGGATAGACAAGTAGGTGGTGACCACTATAAAAAGCTGGGCATGTATCAACCTTGGGAGGTGCTAGAGCATTGGCTAACACCCGAGGAGTTCCGTGGGTATATGAAAGGCACAGCCATTGCGTACCTAGCCCGCGAGAAAGACAAGGGCGGCGACACAGACATATCCAAGGCAACGCATACCCTACAGGGGTTTCTCGAAACACTGACTAAGGAATAGCCATGGATATTGTGACGTTGGACTTCGAGACGTATTACGGGGCAGACTTCACACTATCTAAGCTAACCACAGAAGCCTACGTGCGTGACCCTCGATTCGAGGTTATCATGTGCGGGGTTAAGCGGAACGATGAGCCTGGGTACTGGGTGGATGCACCAGATGTAGCAACACATTTGCAGGCGATGAACCTTGAGAACCACGGTGTGCTGGCACACCATGCCCACTTCGATGGACTGATACTATCCCACCACTATGGTATTAAGCCGAAGGCGTGGTTCGATACACTGTCCATGGCACGGGCTATTCACGGCGCTAACGGTGGATTGTCACTGGCAAAGTTAGCAGAGCGATACGGGATAGGCGCCAAGGGCAATGAGGTAATACATGCTAAAGACCTGCACAGGAAGGACTTTAGCCCAAGTACCATAAAGAAGTACGGCGCGTACTGCGTACAGGATTGTGACTTGGAGCGTGCGCTGTTCCTCCAGCTTATTCCACACTTCTGCAAGGGGGAATTAAAGCTGATCGACCTGATGGTGCGTATGTTTACGGAACCAGTGCTACAGATAGACGCACCTATGCTGGAGGAGTACGCGCAAGATATTCGGGCGGAGAAGGTTTCACTGCTACTGCAGGCTGGCATACAGCTTACGGATGTAATGAGCAATGATAAGTTTGCCCTAGCATTGCAGAACCTTGGGGTAGTACCACCGCTCAAGGTTAGTCTGACCACTGGCAAAGAGACGTACGCTTTTGCTAAGACTGACCCTGCAATGGAGGCACTGGCGGAGCACCCAGATGAAGTAGTGCAGGCGCTTATCGCCGCTCGGCTGAAGAACAGGTCAACCATTAACGAGACCCGAGCACAGCGCATGATCGACATGATTAAGCGTGGGCCCGCCCCAGTATACCTAAAATACTATGGCGCATCAGGAACAGGCCGAGCTTCGGGTGGCGACAAGATGAACTGGCAGAACTTCGGCAGGGGAGGTAAGTTACGCAAGTCAGTTATGGCACCGCCAGAACATGAGATTGTGGTAGGGGACTCATCCAACATCGAGGCACGGGTGCTGGACGTATTGGCTGGGCAGGAAGATGCTGTGCAGGTGTATAGGGATAATGATGCCGGTGTCGGACCCGATACCTATTGCGTGCTTGCAGGTAAGATATACCATAGGGTAGTTACCAAGGCAGATAAGGATGAGCGGCAGCTAGGCAAAGTCGCTAAGCTAGGTCTAGGGTATGGCATGGGCGCGGTGAAGTTTGTTTCAGCAGTCCGCGCTATGGCTAGGAAAGTAATTAGCGAGGACATGTCAGCGTCCGTGGTATCGGTGTACCGAAATACCCACCCGCACGTCATCATGCTGTGGAAACGGGCGGAAGATTCACTCAAGTGGATACAGAAGGGTGTTGAGGGTCAGGCTATCGACCCTATGGGGATAGTGGTAACGTGTAAGGAAGGGATACTATTGCCTAACGGCATGAAGATTCGCTACCCAGACTTGAAGTTCAAGCCTAAAGCATTCGGCATGGACGTCCCAGATGCAGGCTGGACGTTCTGGAATGGCAAGACCAGAGAGAAAATATACGGCGGTAAGATAGTTGAGAACATTGTGCAAGCGCTGGCTCGTATCGTCGTTATGGACCAGACCCTAGTGATCGCTGAATGGTGCGCTAAGAAGGCATCCACAGCCACCGCAGGGCAGGAATACCGAGTCGTGTTATCAGTCCACGACGAGGTAGTATCAGTTGTACCAACGCAAGACGCGGTGGAGTGTTTGGAGTTTACTAACTGGGCACTGCGTCAACCGCCTAAGTGGATGCCAAACCTGCCACTATTTTCAGAAGGTGGTATCGGCGCTCGCTACGGCGACGCTAAATAATGGGGGAGTATAGTATGGACACAAACGCACAAGACAGTGGTATACACGGACCAGAACTAGTCCACATGGCAGAGAAATTATTAGCGGCATATAACGCCCTTGCCGCTGAACGAGGGATAGCCAATACAACAGAGGCGCGTTTGGCAAACGAGCTACGCACTAAAATCGCGGAGACTCGTGAACTGTATGGTATGCAGAAAGGGGGTGTGTAATGGCGTTTTTCCTAGAGAGCACCCGTAAGCCTGGACTGCGGTATAGGGTAGCTAAGCTGGATAAGGCTACCATGCGAGCCACTCTGGTCGGGGAGTTGAACGTACCGTTTGAGCGCGTGCTGGATGCGGCGTCGCTCGAGAAGTATGGCTACAAAATAGTGAAGGTGCCCGATGAGGCTGTGGCTGAAGCATAGCACCGACCACACGCACATATACGAGGTGCTGGCGTACAATCCAGTTACCCACGTAGGTACAATCCAAGGTAAACTAGGCGTGTATGAGACACCGTTGTGGCCATACATGTTGAAGCGAAGTGGATATACCTACGTTACGGAGAACGATCATGCCCAGCAGCCCATCGTATAAGCGCGACTATACACAAGAGACAAAAACTTCCCATGCTCGTGGGGAGAAACCAAAGACCGTGCTACGCAACAAAGCCCGGCGGCTCATGCTTAAAAAAGGCATGGTAAAGCCCGGCCAAGATGTAGACCACAAAGTGCCATTGAGCAAAGGCGGAACAAACAGCCCAAGCAACTTACGCGCCCGTGCCCCCACAGCAAACAGAGGGTACCCGCGTAACCCAGATGGGTCAATGAAGGGAAATTAAATGAAGCCGTTAGCGTGGAGTCATAGCGCACTGAACGACTTTATAACCTGCCCTAAAGCGTACTTCCACAAGCGCATCGCTAAAGATGTACAGGATGTGCCGGGAGAAGCGGCAACGTGGGGCGACAGGGTGCATAAGGCGTTCGAGGGGTATTTGAAAGGGGTTAGTAGTGCCGAAGTAGAGATACGACTCGACCCCGAGCTGGAGATATATAAAGGATATCTGGATGAGATAGCCGCCCGTCCGGGGGTAATGTATGTCGAGCAACAGCTGGCGATCAACAAACAGCTGGAACCGTGCGGCTGGTTCGATAAGGACGTGTGGATGCGGGGCATCATTGACGTACTACATGTAGATGGAGACACTGGCACGGTGCTCGACCACAAGACAGGCAAGCCAAAGAATGACCCGAGGCAACTCAAACTATTCGCGTTGTTGGTGTTTATCCACCATCCGGAAGTACAGGTTTGTAACTCGGAGTTTCAATGGCTGAAGTTCGGTACTACTGATAGCGCACGGTATTTGCGTAGCCAAGAAGCGGAACTGTGGCGGGAGATGCTACCGGACCTACTACGGTATCGTACGGCGTTCAAACTGGAAGTGTTTAACCCTAGACCATCAGGGTTGTGTAATGGGTGGTGCCCGGTGAAGCAGTGCCAACACTGGAAACCGAAACGTAACTGAGCCAAAAAATCCCCGCCGAACCGTGAGGTAAGGCGAGGCAAAGGACTCAACGAGGGAGATGAGTGCTTCAATTAGAGCATATCCCGTCGCGTCTGTCAAAAATGTAATGGAGTATTAACATGACCCCCGAAGGTAAAGTAAAAGAGCAGGTGAAGAAGTTACTCAAAGCATACGGTGCGTATTACCACATGCCAGTACAGAACGGGATGGGGTCGCCTACACTCGACTTTATCTGCTGTCTGAATGGCAGGTATATAGCTATAGAAACTAAGGCCCCCGGCAAACTTGCTACCGTCCGCCAGCAGAAGACCATGGAGGAGATATGTGTAGCCGGAGGCACGGCGCTAGTAATAGATGGCTCGGCGGAACACCTACGCCAGCTACAGGACTGGCTGATATATGTTACAACTACCGATAAGTTGAGCGCACCATGATAATCCACGAAGAATCAAACTCTATCCTGCTACGGATAAAGAACCCAGAACTGATACGCAAAGTGCTCCCTAAGCATGTACGGGACATATCGGTACAGGGGCACAACCTGCAGGTGCGGCATGATTTGGACGCCGTAAAAGTCCTGCGTAATCTGGGCATCAAGGCGCCCAGCCCGATACGTACTCAGTACAACTGGCCGGGTAGGTTCGTACCGTTTGAGCACCAGAAAACCACGGCGGAGTTCCTGACGTTCTATAGTAAGGCGTTCGTGCTAAATGAAATGGGCTGTGTAGACGCTAACACTGAGTACCTATCCCCCACTGGATGGCGACGCATATCAGACTACGACGGCGGGGAGGTCACGCAGTACGACAAGGACACGGGCGAAGGCTCTTTTGTGCAACCTACCGAATACGTCAAGTATCCGTGCAAGGAGATGATACGGTTCAAAACTACCCGGGGGGTGGACCAGCTACTAAGCGCAGAGCACCGAGTAGCCTACGTCGCATCCACGGGGGGGTTCATGGTAAAGTCTGCACAGGAGATAGAGACCGCGTATCGCAAGTCCAAGCGAGGCTGGGCAGGGCGGTTCATAACCACGTTCGCCGGGAGCGGTGGGGAGGGAGTACCCCTCAATGACGCAGAATTACGGGTGATGGTTGCCGTAATTGCAGATGGGCACTTCGGGAAGGCGACGCCATGGTGTGTAGTACGATTGAAGAAGCCGCGCAAAATAGCACGGCTTCGGGAGCTGTTAAGCAATGCAAGCATAGAGTACGTGGAGACCCAACCCGATTACTCAGGCGCCGAAGGGTTCAGCGTGTTCAAGTTCTACGCACCTGCTCGGGAAAAAGAGTTCGGGGAGCGGTACTGGCAGGCTACCCCCGCACAGCTACAAGTGGTGGCGGACGAGGTGTGGCGATGGGACGGGGCAGTTCGGAAAGCGGGTGGGGTAGACTTCTACTCAACCTCCAAAGCGTCTGCAGATTTCGTACAGTATTGTTTTTCCGCAGTGGGGAGAACAGCCACGATGTCATGCACCCCGCGTCAGAAATACAAGGACCTGTATGTTGTCCACGTGCAGGCAAGTGCCAAGTTACGCTACCTGAAGGGGGCAACCACAGCGGGGGCGAAGAATAATAACGTGTGGCGGGAGGCATCGCCGGACGGGTTCAAGTATTGCTTCGAGGTGCCCAAGACGTTCCTCGTTATGCGTCGTAACGGGTGCGTGTTCATAACCGGAAACACATCGAAAACAGCCAGTGCGCTGTGGGCAGCGGACTACCTCATGCGTATCGGCAAGATACACAAGGTGCTGATTATATCGCCGCTGTCCACGCTCGAACCAGTATGGCAGCAGGAGATTTTCGATGTGCTCATGCACCGCTCTAGCGTGCTACTGCACGGGGCGCGGGATAAACGGTTTGACCTTTTGGCGTCCGATGCAGACTTCTACATAATAAACCCTGACGGGGTGGGGATCGTCGCAGATACGGTTCGTAAGCGCCTTGACATCGACTTGGTTATTATTGACGAGGCTGCTGCGTACCGTAACGGCACCACAAAACGATATAAAGACCTGCTGAAACTGCTACGCCCTGACGTTAGACTGTGGTTGATGACGGGCACTCCATGCCCGAACGCCCCGACCGACGCATGGGCGCTGGCGAAGCTGGTAAACCCCACGAAGGTGCCGCAATACTTCACCTCGTGGAAGCGGCAGACCATGATGCAGATTACCTCGTATAAGTGGGTGCCGCGCCCAGACTCGTACGATATGGCGTTCCAGGCAATGCAACCGGCTATACGGTTCAAGAAGTCAGAGTGTCTGGACTTGCCACCAGTAACGTACGAAAACCGCACGTGTGAGCTATCACCGGAACAGAAGCAAGCATATAAGGAAATGAAGAACTACATGGCGGCTGAAGCCTCTAGTCACCAGATCACTGCGGTCAACGCGGCAGACCAAGTGGGTAAGCTGCGGCAGATACTATGTGGTGCGTTCAAGAACCCAGATACCGAGGAATACGTAGCTATGGACCATGCGCCGCGATTGAAGGTGTTGCTAGAGTGCATACAGGATGCAGGGGCGAAAGTGTTGGTGATAGTTCCATACAAGGGCATCATCAACATACTAAAGGAGGAAGTAGAGAAGCACTACACCTGCGACATTCTGAACGGCGACGTGTCGCGTACTAAGCGTACCGAGATTATTACTCGGTTCCGCCGCGAGACCGACCCGCACGTACTGCTGTGCCACCCGAAGGTAATGGCACATGGTCTGACACTTACCGAGGCCGATATGGTGGTGTTCTATGCGCCCATATACTCGAACGAGGAGAGCCAGCAAGTCATGGACCGAATCAACCGTCCGGGGCAGAAGCTAAAGATGACAATTGTTCGTATAGGGGGTGCGACGCTGGAGTGGAGTATCTACGCAATGGTTGAAGGCAAACGCCTGTCGCAGGAAAGCATACTTGAGCTATATAAAAAAGAATTGGAGGTATAGGTTGACATAGACACGAAATACAAGGTATAATAGTCACACTAACTGGGAGAACGAGATGAGCGAAACATCTGGAATTGCTATCCACACGGATAAGCTACTGAAAGCGTATATCAAAATACGCGATCAGAAAACGGAGGAGTCCCGAGTTTGGGGTGAACGGGAAGCTAAGCTAAACGGCGACCTAAAGGCGATTGAGTTAGAGCTGCTTCGGCGCTCGCAAGAGGAGGGGGTGACAGGGTACAAAGTAGCAGGGGTAGGAACAGCGTTCCAAGCAACAACTACCAAGGTGTCTATTGCAGACGACGTGGTGTTCTACCAATTCGTGAAAGATACCGGCGACTTAGATTTCCTAGAGCGCCGAGTGTCCTCGAAGCATGTAACAGAATATATGGCAGCCAACGACGGACGGTTGCCTCCGGGTATCAACACATTCCGCGAGCTTAATATGCGGATTCGACGAGGAGATAAGTAATGGCAAAGGCTTCACAGGTAATGGTCGACCTTGAGACCATGGGGAAGAATAGCAATTCCGCTATCATATCCATCGGCGCTTGTAAGTTCGACCTCAATGGCGATGCTATAGGTGAGAAGTTCCACCTAGTAGTTGATTTGGAGTCTAGTATTCGGACGGGGGGTGTACTGGATGCGTCCACGGTTATGTGGTGGATGCAACAGTCGGATGCGGCTAGAGCGGTGTTTAATGCCAAGCGAGCGTATGACATCAACGCAGCCCTAGGCGAGTTTACCGCGTGGTTCGGCCCGAAGTCGCTACCCACTTGGGGTAATGGGGCTACCTTCGACAACGTAATACTCCGTAGCGCGTACGATAGAGTAGGCATAGCACCCCCGTGGGCGTACTGGGATGACCGGTGCTACCGCACAATGAAGAATATGGCGCCTAGTGTGCCATTGGTAAAACAAGGCGTGGCACACAACGCACTTGACGATGCAATACAACAGGCTATGCACTTGCAGGCCATCACTAAACACTTAGGAGTAAAAGCATGAATACAGCATTAGTAGCGATTGATTCCACAGCAGTGGCCCCAGCATACGCTGACGCATTTTTCAGGGAAGAAGGTAACGTCGCCGCGAAAGTCACCATCCCAAGCCTGTCGTTCAAAGGCAAGGTATGGCGTGTATCCCTAGACGGTAGCGAGACTGTCCTGACCCGCAAGAACCAAGATGGCGAGGATGAGCCGACACCTATCGTCAAGATGGTGGTGCTCAACTTCTTGAAGTCACGTAGCCGTGCGTACTATGAAGGCGCGTATGAGGAAGGCAAAGCAGCAGCTCCGCGCTGTGCATCCATCGACGGTGTTGCCCCTGACGCATCCGTAGCCGAGCCTATGAGTTCTACCTGCGCGTCATGCCCCATGTCAGTTAAAGGCTCTAAGGTCAACGACAGTGGCAAGGCCACAGTTGCTTGCGCCCAGAACAAGCGATTGGTCGTAGTACCATCGGCCAAGTTGGACTTCCAGCCATTGCTGTTACGTCTCGCCCCTACGTCTATGTGGGACAAAGACAACAAGGAAAACGAGGCTAAAGGCTGGTTTGCTTGGGACCAATATGTGGACTGGCTGCGCACTAAAGGCGTTAACCACACGGCTAAGGTAGTCACAAGCATCAAGTTTGACTCCCGCGTCGCCTACCCTAAGTTGCTATTCAAGGGCGCTGGCTGGTTAGATGAGGCAAGCATGAACGCGGCGGCAAAGGTCTGGAACTCCGAAGCCGTGACCGATATCCTGAATGGCAAGGAGTTTGCCGCAGTAAAGCCAGTCGGTAGCGAAGGTATAGCCCCAGAAGGTGACGATGACGAGGCAGCACCGGCACCAGCACCTACGCCAGCACCTGCGCCAGCACCTGCGCCTAAAGCTAAGGCCGCACCTAAACCTAAGCCAGCGCCAGTAGCACCGGCACCAGTTGCGGCAGTTGATGATGACGACGAAGGTGGCGACATATTCCAACCAGCGGCGGCACCAGCACCAGCACCCATAACAATGACAACAACACCAGCACCAGCCACAGTAGCTGCAGGCTTGGCAGGTTTAATGGCTGAGTGGGACGACTAAAAGTAACTTAGACTAACCTGGGGGCTTCGGCCCCCCACTTATTGAGGGGAATACAATGCCACGCACACTAGACCGAGACACCATCGACACGATTAACAACGTACATAAACAGCAGAGCGACCGAGTAGCCCCTGCGCTGGGGCACGAGATGATAGCTGCTAACCTGCCACTGCTTGGGGTAGCCGCCCTACTTCGCGTATCCGCCCCTACCGCACTCCGGTGGATGAAGGGTGAGACCACGCCGAAAGAAGTTTACCACCGAAGCATACGCAAGCTAACAGCCATGATACGCAGAGCCAAGCGGGATAAGGTTGTGCCGCTAACAGGGTCATACCCACAGCGAATGTTAAAGCTACAGGAACTGGTGGCTACATATCGAACAGCCCCCACGGACGACAATTAAGATTGACCACGGGGTAGGTAGGGGAGGACAATACCTCTCTCACGGCGGGGGAACTAATGGGAAATATAAGCACACAACAATTTTTTGACCAGATACTACCAACCAACGGGGTGATCGCAATAGCCACCCCATTCAAAATTCCAGGAACGGAAATAACGACCTACACACACCAAAGTTTTGACAGCACCAGTGCCCTCCTGTCCGCAGTAACGAAGTCCCTATGGGAGCATAAGGACGTGTTCTTCGCGCTAGGCTCGTTCAAAGAAGCCAAAGTCTGGAACCCTAATGTGCTGGACAAGCGCACTGGGGAGCTTGGCAAGTTTGAGTTCCGTACTCAGGCTAACGGGCTTGCGATGAAGTGTTTTTTCCTTGACCTTGACGTAAGCGCCAGCGCTACAGATAACAAGCACTTCCCCACCAAAGCCGCAGCCATAATCGCGTTGCGGGACTTCTGCAAGAAGCTAAAGATGCCGAAGCCGATGGTGGTAGACAGTGGTGGTGGATACCACGCGTACTGGCCACTGACCGAAGAAGTGCCGACAGCCGAATGGCGGGTGGCGGCAGAGCAGTTTAAGTCTATCTGTATACATGAGCAGCTACCCATCGACCCATCGGTACCAGCGGATTCTGCGCGGGTTCTACGGGTTCCAGGCACAGCCAATTTCAAACAGGCTAATGCTCGTATGGTTACCATACAGAACGCTGCACACGGTCCATACGCGTTTGAGATGTACGCGGCGTTGTTTGGGCGGTACGTAGAGGAGCACAATGTAACGGTTACGGCGCGTAAGAGCAGTACGCCTGCGCTACGCGGGGCGACAGCAGATGCGTTCGGTAGCAACGTAGGGGCAACCAACAACCCGGGCAACTTCGACCGCATTGTTTTTCACTGTGAGCAAATGGCCAATCTGCAGTACACCCGAGGTGCAACTGCTGGATATGAGCTGTGGCGTGCGGGCTTAGGGGTAGTCAAGTTCTGCGAACCACAACGGGAAGCAGCGTTATCCATATCTGATCAGCATGGCGAGTTTAACGAGCAGGACACCATGTGGCGTATGGACAACTGGACTACACCGCCGACCACCTGCGCTAAGCTGGATGCAGAGAACTCCGGCGTGTGTGGCAATTGCCCACACTGGCAGAACATAACGACCCCAGTGCAGTTAGGTAGGGAAGTTAAGGCAGCACCAGCACCCACCATAAACGTCACCGATGAAGATGGGGATACTGTAGCCATAGAGTTGCCGTCGCCGCCCATGCCGTACCGCCGCACAGATGGAGGCAGTATCGTAATGGTGAGCGAGGACTCTGACGGCAGGCCAACGTATGTTCCAGTATGTCCAAACGACCTGTACCCGATTCGCATACTGCGGCAGACCGGCGTAGACAACGTAGTCAACGAGAACAGTGTATGGCGTATCCACCTAGACCGCATGCCAGCACCAGTAGACGTTCGCATCGAGCAGGGGCTATTGAGCGATGCTAGGTCACTCCACAAGGTATTACTAAGCAACGGGCTGTACCTGTTGCCAACTGAAGCGAAAGAGACACAACAATATATGAGCGCATACATTAGGCACCTAAGCCAGCAGGCAGACCGCGAGAAGATATACGAACGCATGGGCTGGCACGACGACCACGCATCCTATGTAATAGGCGGGGTGGTAGTCCACAAGGGGGGCAACGTCACCAAGCACGAGATTAGCCAGAACGTAACATCCATCACCCGCGATGGCATGCACACGGTTGGAACCATGCAGGGCTGGCAGGATGCCATGAAGTTCTACCTCAAGCCTAATAGCGCCGCGCATCGTATGTTCCTGTACGCCAGCTTCGGTGCGCCGCTGCTCCACATGACAGGGCACAAGGGCGTACTGCTATCCGCGACGGGCGATTCCGGTCGGGGTAAGACAACTGCGGCACGGGCTAACCACTCCGTGTGGGGTCACCCAGACGCCCTCATGATTAACGGTAACCGAGATGGGTCAACCCAGAACGCAATGCTGTCCATCATATCCTGTATCCATTCGTTGCCGGTAAGCATTGATGACACCACCGACCAAGACCCAGAAGTCATGGCCCGCCTCATGCTGAACTTCACACAGGGCAAAGACAAGTCCCGTATGTCTGGGCATGAGCATAACGGACAGATGCGCGGCTGGGAAACCATCGGAATACTAACCACGAACGCCGACGACGTTACCCGCATTTCCTCCCGCAGCAGTGGCGCGGAACCACACCTCATGCGTATTATCCCGGTGCCGTTCGAGAATATGGTCACCAGTACCGAAACGAAGATTGAGGCCGATCAGTTCCTGCTCGGTATGAACACCAACTATGGGCACGCAGGTATCACATATATGCAGTACGTCATGCCTCGCTACGCAGCTATAGAGACGCGTGTGCGGGACGCAATGGCCAATATAGACCGCGCAGTACAGGCGGACAGTTCGGAGCGCTTCTGGACCGCTGGGGTGGCCGCCATTTACGTTGGCGCCCTGCTGGCTCAAGAGAGTGGTGTGCTGGTAGACTTCCCAATAGAGGACGACCTACAGTGGATGCTGAACCACATCGGCAATCTACGGGTCGGACTGGTTGAAGCCCGGGTAACTCCAGTGGATATACTTAACCAGTACCTAGAGGCCAGTATCGGCAATACTCTGGCAATGTCCGCGAAGTCCACCACTAACATTGATAACGTGGCACTGCACCCACACTACACCCTTAGCGTGCGGCATGACTTGGACCTTGGGGTAATCCACGTATCCAGAGCTGCGATATCCGAATACTGCACCAAGACCGGGGCTAACTTCCGCAAGGTCGAAGCTGAACTGGTAGCGGCACGAGTTGTCACCAACAAGAATGCACAGAAGGTCTTGGGGGCGGGAACCAATTACGCCAAGGGGCAGGTACGTTGCTGGGTGGTGGACGCTACAGCAATTAACGGTGGCGCAGTTGGTGCTGCTAAGATAATCCCTACGCTCAACACTGTAGTCCCAATGCGGCAGAAAGGGGCGGCAGCATGAACGAGCCAGTACAGTACGAGAAGGTACCCTACATAGCTGACTGCATACAGTGGAGGGGGGACAACGCGGAGGCTGTCATTGCCTTGCTACCCGAAGATGCGAAGGCGTCAGTATCCACCATATACCTAACCATCCGATACCGAGATGGGATAACCACGTTAGTACCTGGGTGGTGGGTAGTCCGCGGGCAGAATGGGGAAGTGAAGTGCTACGACGACGCAACACTCCACGTTAAGTATCGCCCCGTGGTATTTGGGCGATAGATTTTGCTAGACTACACGCCGGTTATTGCGTGTAGTTAAATTGCTCAGCGCTAGACGAACTCTGACCTGCGCTAACGCTGTTCGAGTAGGATATACCGGCGGAGTTCGAGACACTGGATGTTAGCCCGCCGTGTAAATTCACCGCCGACAACGCAGACGCCGCCAACTGGGCTGACACCGTTGCCCCCGCTTTTGTTGCTTCTACCAAGAGTGTTACCTGCTGAATCAGCGTCTGTATGTTTGCCTTTGCCGCCTCGATGCGCACGTCAGCGGCAGCTACGGCAACATCGGATTCAGCTTTGTACACGGTTGCTTCCGCGTTGACACGGGACGCCTCACCTTGAGTCTTGCTCTCGAACGCCCGGGTTTCAGCATCGAAGACGCTAGTTATCGCGCCTACTCGGGCAACTTCTGCATCCACCTCTACCCGGTACGCCTCAGTACGCGACTTAAATAAATCCATCGGCACTTCCTGACCTACCTTAATCTCAGCGTTTTGTACTGCTACCTGTGCATCTACGAATGCCCTAAACCCATTCACTTGGCTGCCGTAGGCGTCCGCTTGCGCCTTAAACACGTCGACCTTAGATACCTCAGCGCGTACCTGAGTGGCGTACGCATCATACTCCGCAGCCTTAGCGCGTACTGTTTCTCCATAGGCTCCGACCTGTGCAGCGTAAGAATCTATCTGCACCTTGTTCGCGCCTGCGACGGCGTTAGCAGCCTCTACTTGGGCGCGGAACACATCGACGAGGGCCTGTGCCGCAGACACTTCAGTACGGTATATGTCTACGCGTTGCGAATTTAGCGTACCGATTAGATGCTGACCCTCCAGCTGAGCCTTATATATCTCCAGCTTGGTTAGCTCGGCCTGTATCGCAGCTCGATAGACCTCTACCTGAGCTGCGTATGCCTGCACTTCTTCACGGTAGCGCCCTACTGTCTCGCGGTAGATATCTATAGCTACTTGCTGTGAGAAACGTGCGACGTCAAATGCACGCTGCGCAATTTGGTTGGCGTAGGTTATAAGCCCTTCCTCCACCTTCCACGCTTGCTCGAACGCAAAGCGGCGGTTAGACTGCTCAAGGTCTGCCTGCTTAATCATTACATCACGGGACAGTGTACTGCCAGCATTTTGGGCGTCCTGTGTGGCTGCCAGAAGCTCGGTAGACATTGCGCCCGGAGGTTTTCTGAACCCGCGTGTTGCGAACGAGCGTAGCACCTCCTGCGCTTTGCGTAGTGAGTTCGTAGTCTCACGCGCACGCCCCTGGTCCCATATCGCCTGTTCCACAGCTGGACTTAACCCCGTAGCCGCGCCGTTCACCCAGAGCAGTAGCTGTGCGCGTAGGTCGGTAAGCAACCCCGAGGTGTACGTGGTATCTGCGAAACTGAAAATGTAGTCAGGAGCTAGTGGCGAGTCTGGCAGCACCGCAGTAAATGTAGGCAATGTGAGTAGCGGGGTAACCGGCACATCCACCCCAAGTAAATCAGGCACTTCTGGCAGTGTTAGCGGCTGCTCGGCGGGGATGATTACGTCCGCGAGGGTAGGTACCGAAGGTAGTTGAGCGGATAGCGGCGCGGGCACGGCTATGTCTAGGTTTACAACAGGTACCTCAGCAGTGAACTCAGGTGCTCCACCAACGTCCAGAGGAGCTACGGTCGCTAACTCCGGCTCTACCGGTACAGCAGGTAAATTTAGTGTTGTGCCTGTTGGGTCGGCAGGGGGGTTTGTTGGAATATATGGGTGGATGACCTGTGTAACAGGCCCAAGCTCATCCGAAACGATAGGCAGATTCGCCAACCCAGCGGTAACCTGCGCCAAACTATCTATAAAGTTTTCCGCGTCTGTAAATGCCGCATCGGCGTATCCTGTCGCTCTGCTCCAGCCGTTGACCACCAGCTGGGAGGTCATATTATCCTTATCCGTTATCGGGACAAAAGCTAAGGGGTCTATGGTGGGTAGCGTTAGTGGCATATTATTAGTTCCTTGTGTTTAGCGTTATGCTGATACTTCGGTCTTGAAGATAGCTACCCCATACGCATTCTGTATAGGAGGGTTGGTTAGCGCTTGGAGTGCCGGTGCGAGCGTGGTCGCATTCCATTGGGTAGCCGGTTGGGTGACTATCGGGGTTACTGAACTGCAAGTACCTACCAGTATTTTACCACTATCAGACACCGCGAACACCTCAGAGCTAGTCACGCCCGGCTCAGGGTTTATCCCTGCTGGCAGTTCTAATCTTTGTAGCCCGGTAGCCTGTGTCCAAACCCCGGCGAAATCATCAGCTAATACAGCCACGATAGAGCCGTCGTACGAAAATGCTGTAACTTGGCTATATCCGGCGGCTATCCCTAACTCATGAGCGTGTCCGTCTGCTGTCCAGATGATGGCCCGGTTGTTAGTTCCATCGGCGGCGTATGCGTTCCCCCCAATTAACTTACCATCGCCGGAAATTGCGAACGCAAAGCTATGCGCCGCCCCCGAGGGCATGTCCATTTCCTGAAACCCCGTTGCCGCAGTCCAGCGAAAAACGCTGTGGTAAGTGTCTGTGATCCCCTGCCCGAGCGCAGAGAGAAACTCACCAGTAGCGGATACCGCCATTACCGCTCCGTCCGAGGATAACCCTCGGCAGTACGCGTCGGAACCGCCGATGGGGGAGTAGTTTGGCGCCCCTAGATTCTCCCCCCCTGTCTCAATCGTCCAACGAAAAACATTGATTGTGGGTTGTCCGGTATATGTATGCACACTACCCCGCCCATCGCCAACTATTATCTTACCGTTGTGAGAGACCCCCCGCGCAGCACCATCCGCTATCCAATACTGCATCTGCAGCACCTGCACCATATCTTTCTTCTTGCGGTCCCATAGCACGGGTTGATTATAGTCTTGGCCTACTATTATAGACCCGTCACCAGATATGGCGTAGGCTACGCCGGGCACTGTGGCGTCTGCTAGTCGGGGTAGTACCACCTGCTTGCCTCCGTTATGCCAGTACACGGGTGCGCTCCATCCTGTCACCGGGTCTACGTCTGATCCCACTATTACTGTATTCCACTGAGTGGTGTGGTTGGCTTCTGCAGTGACACGGGGGTTAGGTACGAATGGTGCGTCTATGCGTATGGTATCGTGCCCAAACGTAGATGCAACGGTGATTACTGTGCCATCTGGCATCTGTACCCTGCGAGACAACTGCTGGAGTTTACTGAACTCCATGGACTTCTTCAGGATGTCGAGTTGCAACGTCGCCTCGCCAGTATACGCCCTCGCCAACGCTGCGTCGCCTGTGTACCCTTTACGTAGCGATATACTAGCCATTGCTGTCACTTCCGCCCACTCGCCGGGTAAGTGCGCTGAACGCAATATCTACCGAGTTTAGCTCGAACTCCGCCCCATCCACGTTCTGAATCTCGAACTGCCAGTATCGGGCGTTCAAACCTTTGCCGACTTGAACGCGCCGGTTGTATAAGCCTGCGGCTCCTGTCGACGCGAGGGTGTAATCATAGGTACTATTGTCACAGGTCGTAACTCGCAGCAGTAACTCACCGTCGGTACGATACCCCACATACATGTTGTCTACGCGTTTGATGTGGGTTGTGCCGAAGTCTGTAATCCCGAGGCGAGCTACGGCATCTATCGGTGCACCCGCGTCATTCGCCCCTGCCAACGCGAAAATACCCGCATCGCTCGCCCCGAGGTAGACCCCATTGAACTTGGCGAAACTGTTGAAAGGGTAGTTCGTATATGTGCTCAGCGCTTGGCTCTCGGTGTGCATCACAATTGCCGAGAAGTTCGCACCAGTGGACTCGTGCCCGGTTGCCGTCGCTAGTATAAGGGGCAATGCCACTGTCGTGCTAGTTCCTTCTGCACGCAAGTATCCAGCTGACGTTTCTATATATAGCGGTAGCGTAACTGTGGACGAGGCCAATACACCAGTGTAGCCCTGCGCCGCCAATAGCATGCGCGATAGTGACGCAGTTGACGCTCCTTGGACGCCTACTACACCTGTACCCAGCGATACGATCTGCGACAGCGTCCATGCTGAGGTCCCGACCAGTTGGGTGATTGCTGTCGATGCGGGTACGATATACTCAAGGTAAGCGGCAGAAGAACCAACCTGCCCTACTGCCCCAGAACCACTCGCAGAGATATTCTGTAGCACTGCGTTAGATACGCTGAGGGAACCACCTACGCCAGTAATATACTGTGACTCAACATCGCTGTACCCAGCTGCGCCCGCAAATGCTATGCCTGAAGCGATGATATTTGGGATAGATTGCGTCACCTGATACACATTAGTTACGCTACCCCCTGCCCCCGTGCCAGCGGCTGTGATTCCTTGCAGATAAATAGCTGGCGATGAGTCAGCTGTGCCATAGGCAGTTATATAGGATAAAGTCGCCGCGCTGTCCCCGCTTAGGGTGCTACCAGTACCTGCCGCAGTGGGGGTTAGTAGCGTCGCCGCACTATCCCCGTATTGGGGTGGTAGCAGCGGCCCTGCCGTAGTGATGTTCTGTAGGGTACCCGCACTAGTACCGACCAAGCCTGATATTATGTTCTGCAGCGTGGCCGAGCTGTCCCCCGAAGCTGGCGAGGGGATAATAGTAGCCGTAGACGTCGCCCAAGTAATACCATCCGAGCTAACTACGGCATACTCCGCGCCATTGGCATACGATACCGCGCAGAATACCGTGCCGTTCCATATTATGTCTGTCCAGTACGCGTATGTTGGCAGCGAACCCTGTGTCCATGTGACACCGTCGGGGCTGGTTGCGTATGCGTTACGCGCACCATTACCGACGGCAGCGACGGTGCAAAATATGGTGCCGTTCCACGCGATGGCGTCCCAGTACCCGACTGGCATCGTGGTATATAGCGTCCACGTGATACCGTCGGGGCTGGTTGCGACATTGCTCGAATAGTATCCTGGGATGGAGAATACCGTGCCGTTCCACGCGATAGCGCACCAGCCGGTAGTTGCTGGTAACGTCTGCTGTGTCCACGTGATACCGTCTGGACTGGTAGCGGCTATAGTTGAGTTGTAGCTAACAGCACAGAATACTGTGCCGTTCCATGCTAGGGTGTACCAGTTTGCGGTTGCTGGTAGTGTCCGTTGTGTCCACGTGATACCGTCGGGGCTGGTAGCGGCTATATCTGAGTAGTAGCTAATAGCACAGAATACCGTTCCGTTCCACGCTACGTCGTACCAGTCCGTGTTTGCCGGTAGTGTACGTTGTGTCCAGTGAACGCCGTCCGGGCTAGTCAGTGCTATATTTGTGCCATCAGCTACAGCACAAAATACAGTGCCATTCCACGCAATAGAGCGCCAGTTCTGGGATACTGGCAGCGTGTTTCGTATCCAGTTAGTACCATCCGAGCTAGTCGAGGCATAGCTGGTACCGAAGTCTACGGAACAAAATACGGTACCGTTCCACGCTACCGAGCGCCCATACACGGTGGGGGGGATTATGACTGGCACTTATACGCTCCTATCGCGAGATAAAGATCGCATTACAGTGTTGGCAGGGTGCGAGTCCACGTAGAAATCGTCGTCGTTGCAGTCGCTGCTAGCGAGGTACTGCTCAGGTTTAGCTCAGCTCCAGAGGTTGCGATTGCACCATCTTCACGGTTGTACTTAGCAGCGTTATCCGCGGCACCTGTGTCCGACACACTACCGTACATACGATACCAGCCCGCTGTGCCGGACACCCCGTTTACCCCCGTCCATGATTGCGAGCTGAGCTTAGATAGTACCGCACTAGCAGCTGCGCCGAAAAACAATCCGTTTATCCCAGCTACACCGCCTGACATATTAGCCACGGACGTTGTGATTGTGGTGGATGTAGCTGCCACTACGAAGCCGTTAGGATTTACCCCTGTACCCGGCCGCGCGGTAATGGTTATTACCGCTCCGCTCGATGCTATATCATAGTCAACTGCTGACTGATAGTTTTCACACTGCGCAGCAACGTCAGACGCTGTCTGGGTTAAGGAGGTGTTGAATGGTACTGAGGTACCGAGGATATTCACACCGTTAACAGAGATTGAGTCTACCGACCCTGCGGCACCTGCAGTGAGGGTAACAGAACCACTCGCCAAAACTTCGTTAGTAATCGCCGCGCTGTTATTGGTGATGGTACACAGTAGCGTTCCAGTTACCGCCGAGTCAGCGTTAGCTGGCTGTGCGCCCGTGTATATCTCGATGCGGCCACCTTGGAGCGCCTGTTTAAGTGAACCTTTTGCAGCCATAAAGTTGCGGATTGCGGTGCTGTAACGTAATGCCATGGTAATTCTCCTAGTAGTTTGAAACTGCGATAAATCGGTTTGGGCCGTCTTGGAACTGGGCCGCGCCGCGCCCGGATGCTGAGAACCCATAGCGGGTTCGAGTTAAGTTTTTTATTTCCAGTGAAGGCATGCCAACGCACAGACCCTGCGTCGTTAACCATACTGGTAGGGGTCTAGCCCCAGCGGAGTCGTCACCGAACAGCGAGCCATCGACATAATCTAGCGCCCCAATGACGGCGCCATAGTCCGTCTTCGGGATATACTGAAAAGCGTCTGGGTCACTACCCACCAGCACGCCGCAACTACGATCAGTTCCAACGAAGAAACCGCTGTCCGTACCTGACTTATCCTCCATTGTCGCGAGTAGTGAAATTCGTCCATCGAGCTGCATGTAATTACGCAGGTCAAATAGCTCTAGCGCGTAGGGTTCGGAGAAATATAGGGTGTCGTCTACCGCCACGAACAGACGCCCGTGGTAGTACGCGATAAGCTGCCCTGCTGGTGGCGGCCCCATAAACTGGTTCATCAGCGGCGTGTTTAGCTCGGACGTATCGTTCTGGTAGTCTGCGCTGAGGGTGGCATTATCGAGCACCAGAGCAAGGTACATGACCTCGCCGTTCGGCGTCGACAGGTACACCCCCTTACTAACAACGTCAGGGTCTGTCGAAACCGGCAGCGCGAACACTAAGCCGGAGCCAGCTCCGAGGGTGACCACCTGCGCTATGGATGCTCCAGACTCCTGCCCGTCGCGTCGGAAGTACGTCATGGTAAATTGGTAGGTACCGGCGGGCATATTGCCCACGGTCACTTCGGGGTAGGGCATCTCAGGGACTAGCATCCCCCAGGTACGGGACGCCCCGTTCTCCACGATGCCGGTCTGCTCGCCGTTAGTGAAGTAGATTCTATCGCCCTCCGCAACGTAGCTCATGAACAGCCCTGCAGTTAGGCCGTCGCGCAGTACAGAGGCTGAATAGGATGCGTCGAGCTGGTTAAGCTGGCTCCCAGAAACAAAGAGGGCAATCGAACCGCCCGCCCACAGGGAGTGAGCTGCACCTGCCCGGACGCTAGTGTACCCGTTGCGGCGAGACATCCTGCCACTGGTGTCGATATCTATGTTCTGTGCGACCGCCAAGTCGCCCGGATTGAAGCGGTCAGGGTCGACGTTGTTACGCAGTCCGGCGAAGTTCGTATAGAACCCGGATGGTGAACTGCGTACTTGAGTGTCGACCGCCATAGTATCTCCGCCTCGCTCCAAATGCTTCGGATTATATCAGACTATTACCTTGGATAAAGTCTATCAAAGTATTTAATCTTGCGGCGCAGGTTTCGTAGTCTTTGTTGACATCTGCGACCCAGTAAGCGATGTCTGTATCTGAGGCAGATGCGCCGGCATCTTCTGCAGTAGGTTTGCTGGGGGTGGTACCAATTCGTGCTGTGTCGCCGGGCTGCAGCAAGCGGACAGCATCAGAACCGAGACAGAGCCTGCCAGTAGTGTATTTCGGGACATATTTGATAACCTCCACGGTTTTAGTGATGATAGTACCCTCGGCCACGGCTAGGCGACCGGAGAGCGCGTTGTTAAGTGCTACGTACTTGGCCACATTCGCAGCGTGAGCTTTATCTGCGACGACCTGCGCTGCATCCGCCTTGGCCTGCACGTGTGCCTCACCCTGTAGGTAACCGAAGCTGAACACGATCATAGCTGCAGCGGCTGCGATGAGTATGCGGTATGGTAGGGGTATTAGGTTAAGCATTAGTTTCTCCCATGCACTGTTTATACTCGGTCTGCCGACGGAGCGTAAGCCCCTTCAATGGCTTGCCGTGGAACTTGTCCCAGACCAGTATCTGCTGGCAGGCACCCGCGTAGTCCTGCTGGTTTAGCTTGCGCACCAGCGTCGAGTTACAGAAGGCACCATGACCTATATTATAAGTCAAGTCTACGTACGCGTCGTATTCGTACTGGTACAACGGTACCTTAACGCAGTTCTTAATCGCGCCCTCAAACTTCTGCACACTGGCTAAAGACCTAGCTAGCGCTACTGGCGGGGTGGTATGGTCACCCATTTTTACGCCGTCCGTTGTGCCAAACCCGATAGTTGGTACGTCGCCTTTGACTGGGATGACTGCGGTGTCAGTGTAGCCTTCGTGCATGACAATCCCCACCAGTGCAGACGCGGACAGAGTCAACCCAGCGATGGCGTTCCGAGTACGTGGTTGTATCATTTCCACACCCATAGCCAGAGCGCGATGGCGCATGCCCCTACAGTTAAGAACGCGCACATGCTCATGGCGCGTCACCCCGCATCTTTGGCTGCGCTACTAATCTGGCTGCAAACGCTCCACCGACGACGATGAAGCTCAAGGCAGCGAACAGGTTAGGTGGCACTACATCCGTAAATTGCGGCAGGATTACCTCTGCGCCAGACAGCAGGCTCGCCAGCAACATCAGCCGGATGCTCCATGCTTTTTTCAGTATCAACTTCCAGTCAGCTACGAGTTGCATAGTATCTCCTATTTAGCAATACGTTAATTCTAGTTATCCGTCTCGATATACAAAGACGAAATATCCAACCCTACCGCCAACGCAGTTGCGTTGTTGCTCCTCCAAAATCGAGGTGCCAACAGCGTAGTGCTGATAGGTGTCTGTACGCCCGGTGTAGCTGGCGTGATGACGCCTGCAGCACTATACGCTGTTCCGATGCGGTCAACTTGGTACGCGACTGTACCGTTCAGATTATTTGACGCGAACAGGGTCAAGTCATACATCTGCCCGCCGCTTGCCCCTGCCGCCAGCATAGGGGGGAAGTTAGTGCCTAGCGCTATCGCAGTCTGCGCTGCAGACCCCCCGTACACAATATATAGCTGGGTCGAGTCTGTCGACAGTTGTGCTATGCCGATACTGTTCGTCAATGTGTTTGGCTCGACGTTAGTTGGCGCTGCGACACTTGACGAAATCCCGACAAATGCGCGTGCTCCAGCCACTGCTGCTGCATCAGAAAATCCGAACCTGAATACCGCAAATACGCCCCCTAGCCCAGTCCCGTCACCAGTAGTATATGCCGCGGTCGCCCAATACCTACCCCCTAGAGAGCCCGCAGTAGCGGCTGATACCGAGCCGTTCCGTATCGAGCGCGTAAACCCATTCGTTGTGGTTACCGCGCGTGCGGTATCTGTGCCTACTACTGTGGGTAGTGCTATACCATATACCCAGCCTGCGCCAGAATTAGAGGTAACCGCCCCTGCCACGGGGGAATACACCCCCAGTTTATTCGCGAATAGCGAAGCCTGCAACGCTGTGATATTCCCGCCCGAATACATCACCGAAGGGAATTGCCGTGCCCCCACATCCCTGCCTATAAGCTTTAACTTACCTGTTGATGGCGCTACAGGTGACGCACTACTCGCAAGCATCAGGTCGCCATTATCTATAGATAGGTTAGCCGCCCCACCCATTGCCCCGGAATTGTTGTACTGTACCTGCCCTGAACTACCAGCCGGCGCTGCCGTTGCAGTTGGCGTCGACCACGCGCCGTCACCACGAAGGAACGTAGAGGTAGACGCCGCACCTGTACCGAGAGCAGCGGGCGTGAGTGTGTCCACTGATGCTATCTGCGCCAGCGACCCGGATGAATTGACGATGAGGGGTTTAACAGCGGCCATGACCCATTAAGCCAATAATATTGGAAGCTCTGATTGGAAATTTAGTGCGGTTGCCGACAGCGCAAAACCCACCACTTGAACAGACTGCCCTGATGTAGTCGGCGCTGCCGACACAGACTTACCCGCTGCTGTTGCAGATAGGAATTGTCTGCCTGGAGTTAGACCCGTACACTGCGTATTTGTGCCTTCAAAGTACACGGTTGCAGCTGCGGAAGACGCAAACGCTGCCAGCACAAAACCATGTGCCTCTTTACCAGAAACAGAGCCGTCAGCCTTGCGCACGTTTGCTGTGCCAGCATTATTCCATACGTTTACCAAGTCGCCTGCCGATAGCGCTTCCGACGCTACGAGTGCAGCTGTATCCGCACCTACACCAACCGGAAGAACTGTCGAATCGAGTCGCCCTGATGCGTCCAACTTTGCAATTTTATTGGCAGCAGAAGTCACAGTCGCGTTAAGGATGGTGTCGTCGAGAATGCCAGACGCATTTAGTGCTGCTAACTTACCAGAGTCGCCAGCGCCAGCGGAAGTGGTCTTAGAATTGACGATAGTGGAGTCAAGAATACCGCTTGAATTTAGCAGCGGGACTTTAGCTGCGTCACCAGCGCCAGCGGAGGTGTTTTTGGCGTTGATTAGCGTAGGGTCAATAATGCCGTTCGCTGTCGTTGCTACAAGTTTACTCGCGTCACTCACACCCGCAGAGGTGCTGATTGATGCCACTTCGGTTAGTGCTCCGGCGTTATTTGTTACTACTTTTTGAGATAGGGCACCCATTTGCTACTCCTATAAAATAATGATTGGGGACTGAATGTTGATAAACATCGAGGTTGCCGCTACTGGGAAACCTACGATCAGGGTAAACACCGCTGGTAGTGCTGGCGGCGTCTGTGTTAGATGCCCATCTGTTGACAGGTAAACTGGTGTGTCAAGTATCCAATTCCATGTTGGCTCTACTAACTCGCCAAAATTCTGTATGTAGGCGGTAGCGCTAACGTCAGCTGCCCCCGTAGTCATCCCCAACACTCTGTTGGCGTGCGTGACATTATCATTGCTCGCGTACATAGCCCCGCCTGTAGAGTCCAAGGTAACCATTCTATGCCCACTTAGTGCTATAGACGCGGGATACGTGTATATACCATCCCCCGGTGGTCCTGGGTCCCCGGGGATACCCTGAATACCCTGCTGGCCATCTAGCCCGCGTGGACCTGGAGCCCCTTGGCCGCCTACTGCTACGACAACGGTTTCTACGACCGCTATTGGCACAACCTGAACAGCCGCTACCTCTACCCCAGATGTTACTGGGGCTTCGACGGCTACTACTTGCTGGCTGACCACATCGACCATAACTACTTCATGCCTCGTACGCTAGTCTCAAGCACCTCGGTACGTCGTGCCAAGTCATCTATGCGTAGCGTAGTTAGCGCCAGGTCACGGTGGGCATCATTCTGCGTATACTGCGCCGCTCTAAACTCTGTAACCATTGCTGTTAGCGCGTCCATCTTGGCTGACTGTGTAGCGGCCCACCAAATAGCCCCCGCGCTCTGTATCAATAGCATAGCTATTAAGGCAATGGGTATTTCCTTACCGACATGCCATCTATCGTCGCGTCTGTTCTCTGTGCTATCTGCAACATCGTCCATGCTATCCCCTATGTTTGTGGCTGATTACTTGACTACTTCTGCACTGACGATAAACACCCCGTCTATCAGGGGGGTAACTATCTCGCCAGCCACACCGTTTACCAGCGTGGCTACTACCATCTCCATGCCATACACGTAGCTACCAACAGCGAGTGCTGCAGACTGCGTGGAGGTGATATTGAGGGTAATGGTCTTGAGTACGTTATCTATAGTGATACCACCGTTCTCAGTGGTGAGCTGGAGAACGCTCGTGGTATCAGCTATCTTGTTTTTGATGTACAGCCGAGCTGTGTAGCTGGTCATATCGACTGGGAGGTTGTAAACCAGCACGCCGCCAGATACATACGCGCTGTACCCAAGGGCGTTAGTATCGTTGAAGCTAACTGTACTCGCGTCTATCACGGTGGTCGCGTGGTAGTCTTTACTTTTTGGCGGGGTGTTCAGCGCGTTAAGCTGCTTCATCCCCTGCACTGACTGCACCGCCGCCCGCCAACCGTCTGGAATGCCGTGAGCTGCTGAGGTTATCCGCACCGGTGCGGACTGCGCTATCGCTGTGATAGGTGCGTATACAACTGTGGAAGATTCCCAGCGCAGCACTCTGCTAAACGTGCTTCCTTGCTTTATGTTAAAGTCCGTCACTGGCTTATCCCCGTATTTGCATATCCATAGTCTTGCTGGATTTGCGGTAAGTTGCGTATAGGTGCCATGATACCAGTACCTGAGATTTGTGCAACTGCCCGCGCTGCTGCCCGCTTAGCTAATACCGAGCTTAGGTCTATAGCGTAGCTCGGGGCGTTGTGATTGTGTGCCTCTATTGCTGCTGCAGTCTCTGGGGTCATGTTGCCCGTACGCTCAATTTCGATGGCTGCACGGTTGCCCAGCTGCGCCTTGGTCTTGTTCATAGCTGCGTTGGTAAGCTGGAACGACCGGGTCGCCTCTGATTGCTCAGCTTTCTTGGATGGGGTAAACCCTAGCCCTTGGGTTACTACATCTGTCCATGATGGGTCTACCGGGATAGTATTGCCGTTGGACGTAGCGGTGTACCCGTCGGTACCAATGTTGGCTGCCTTGGCTACGTTTCTCAACGCGAGCGGAAGCCCAGCAGCAAGCCCACCCATGACATCCCCGTTAGCGATCATGGTGCCACCCTTATAGATATCCAGAGCGCTACCTACAGCTGGACCTAGCAGGCCAGTTGAACCATCCTTTATCTTATCGAGGAAGTCCCGGCGGTCTGTCATGAACTGCGACCCTGGGATAATAGTCTGCAGGCCAGCACGCCCAGACGTCTCTACGCCAACGGCACGGGTAGCACCACGTGCAATTATCTCCCCTAGGTCTTTACCCGCCCAGCTATCTATCCAATTGCGATACATATTCTGTGTATCTACTGGAGGGTCATCGTCACCGCCACCTATACTCCCTATCGCGTTGGCTAAGGCGAACGCAACGCTGGCCAGTGGCATGCCCATAGTGCCTGCGAGGATGCCGGAAGTGGCGAATACTCCTGCCAGCTGCTTGCGTGCCACTGCCTTATACGCTGCACGTTCCCCAGCGCTTCCTAGGGTCTTATTGTCTATCACTGAGTTAACTGCCAGACGAGCCAGCAGTTCCGTTACTTGGAACGCGTAGTTCTGGAACGAGCTTACTAACGGAGTCCACTTACCGAGAGCGCCGTGTCTACCCAAAATCCGCGCAGTGTTGCTGTCAGAGTAGTCCAACTGAGTCTCGCCCGTAACATCAACCCCAGCAGCGATTGCGCGGGTGGTCGCCTTATCCAGCGCGTCTCCGGTCAATTTCTTGCCGTTACTACTCCGCTCCATGCTCAGATTGTATCCAGCTAGGCCAGCTGTCAGACGGTTCATAAGCTCAGAGTAGTGACTAAATACGCCCAGAACCTTAGCTCCGGTTGCGATATTCGCCTCCATCTGTGAGTTACCGCCTTTCGCCAATCTGCCTACTTCGTTAGACTGCGACCGCTCTAGCTGGCCACTGGCTAGTAGGTGGCGGATAAACTGCTCCTCACCGGGGGTCAGCTCTAAACCTTCATACACCAGTT